ACATGGGCTGACGTTGTAAACAGACAGAACCTTGGTTTTGAAGTTATGCACGAAAGAAATGCACACAACTTTCCACTTGACTTAGCATCAGCTGAGTCCACAAACGTAGCCCTTACAGCACCAGCTATAGGGTAACATTCATCCACCACTACCATGACTACTATACTTAAATTAGACGACGCAATACCTGATTACCTTTGTGATGCTTGTATTGATTATTACGAGCACGCTGAGACATATAATCTTAATGAATTAAACTCTAACAATGTTAGCGGTTTTGGAACCTATGAAAACACAATAGATCATAGGTTGGTTCACGATATACACGAAGCATTTACTAAGGTAATGATGGAGTATTTAAAGATGGTACCAACTTTTAAATCTAACGGTTGTACAGGTTATCAGATACGTAAGATTCATGGACCTACACTATACCACTGGGACGATGTCTTTGGTGGTAGTAATCATCATCCTCGTAATTTAAGTGTTATAGCTGCATTAAATAGTGATTTTGAAGAAGGTGTATTTAACTTTCCACAACAGAAATATAAAACACGTCTGTTACGTGGACAGGCTATTGCTTTTCCTGTGTATTTTACACATCCCCATGAGGTAAGCAAGCCGGAAGGTTATAGATATACAATTAATACATGGGCAACAGAACAGCCACGTCCGTTCATCCCACATGGGACGCATGAAACCTAGGCATGGAACGGGGCTTAGGTATATGGAGATTACAATGCAAGTAACTTACGTATATCGTGGCATTGCTTACACAAAATTTGTGAAGTAATAACAGCACGGGGAGCACCTCAGAGTCGGACTCCCCTGCATTTGGCACAAGCCCAGTACGCTGGACACCTTATGCCGTCTAGACGGTAGGGATAGACCTACAAAATCTCGAGAAAAAAATTAGTACTAAGCAATATAAACACAATAATCCATAATAATGGCACAACAAAATAGTACACTGACTACCGCACTCACACGTCCGGGTCAGGATAATGCGTCTGGAAACGCCAGAGCATTATATTTAAAGTTGTTCAGTGGAGAGATGTTTAAAGGCTTCCAGCGTAACACAATCGCTAGAGACCTTGTAATGAAGAGAACACTTACAAACGGTAAGAGTCTTCAGTTCATCTTTACAGGTAGAACAACAGCCGAGTATCATACACCCGGCAACAGCATACTAGGTAACTCTGATGGAGCACCTCCAGTAGCTGAAAAAACCATAACTTGCGATGACCTATTAATTAGTTCTGCGTTCGTTTATGAGCTAGATGAGACACTAGCACACTACGATCTAAGAGGAGAGATCTCTAAGAAAATCGGCTACGCATTAGCAGAGAAGTATGACAGAAAGATCTTCAGATCAATCACCAAGGCAGCTAGACAAGCTAGTCCTATCACTAAGACTAACTTCCAAGAGCCCGGTGGAACACAGATCCGTGTAGGTACAACTACAAACGCATCTGATGCTTACAGCTCTACAGCTCTTGTAAACGCTTTCTACGATGCAGCTGCTGCACTAGATGAGAAGGGAGTTTCTACTGAAGGTAGAGTAGCTGTGTTGAACCCAAGACAGTACTACGAATTAATACAAAGTGTTGGTTCTAACGGTCTTATCAACAGAGACGTACAAGGTACAGCATTACAGTCTGGTAATGGCATCATTGAAATAGCTGGTATCACCATCTACAAGTCAATGAACATTCCATTCTTCAGTAACTTTGGTACTAAGTATGGTACAGGTTCTGCAACAAACCCCGGAGTAACAGATCCCGGAAACAAAGGTGACTTCACAGAAGTTGCAATGGAAGACGAGAGAGCTGGTACATCAACAACTAAGACTGTTAACACATACGGTAACAGTACTGAGTTTGCAAACAGCTGCGGATTAATCTTCCAGAAGGAAGCCGCTGGTGTTGTTGAAGCAATCGGACCTCAAGTACAGGTAACAAGCGGAGACATATCCGTGGTTTACCAAGGTGACGTAATCCTAGGTCGCCTAGCAATGGGAGCTGACGCACTTAACCCTGCTGCTGCTATCGAATTATTCGCTGGTACAGCAACTAAGCCTTCAGCTTTAACTTAATTTATTTTTATACGGGGGCTTCGGCTCCCCTTTTTTTTATGGCTACCACAACTATTGATCTCGATACCGAACTATCCGCAGTAAACAATATACTGGGAGCTATCGGACAAGCACCAATAACAACCCTCGGACAGGTAAGTCCCGGTGTACAAGCAAAAGATAACCCAGAAGTAGCTTTTGTATTCAACCTTCTTCGTGATGCTAACGTAGACACGCAGTCTGAAGGTTGGCACTTTAACACAGAAACACATGTAGAATTTGCGATAGATAGTAATGGTAAGATTGCTATTCCTAACAATGTTCTTGCATTAGATTTACACGATAATCAGTCTAGTCGCACTATGGATTTAGTACGTCGAAACGGATTTCTATATGATAAAATAAAACATACAGATGTATTTACATCCGCCTTAGATTTAGACGTAGTATATCTCGTAACCTTTGAAAACTTACCAACTGTATTTACACGTTACATTACATACAGAGCTTCACGTATGGCTGCTACACAGCTTGTTGCTAACGCACAACTTGTTAAACTTCTTGGTTCTCAGGAACAACTTGCAAGAGCTAATCTTATGGAGTACGAATGTAATCAAGGCGATCATAGTATGCTTGGATTTGAACAAGGTCAAACTTACCAAACCTATCAACCTTGGAGAAGTCTTAGAAGATAATGGCAGGCATTACACAAACTATACCTAACTTTGTCGGAGGTATATCAGAGCAGCCCGACAACTTAAAATTTCCCGGTCAACTTAAAAATATAACTAATGCTATACCAGATATAACTAATGGTTTATTTAAAAGACCGGGTGCAAAAAGAGTTGGAACCAGCCCACTAAGCCAAGTACAGTCTAGTGGATCATGGTTTCACTACTTTCGTGATGAAACAGAAGGATCTTATATAGGGCAGATAGCAGCTGATGGTCAAGTCAAGGTATGGAGTTGTAATAATGGTCAGTTAATGACTACAAGCTACACAGTAGACGGAACAGATCACCAGACTGCAATACAGAATTATCTAGCTACAGCATCACCAGAAAATATACAAACTTTAACAATCAATGACACAACTTTTGTTAACAATCGGGATACTACTAATGCTAATACTCTCGTTGGGACAACGGGATCTACAGATTCTACACCAGATGCTTATTACGCATTTGTAGAACTTTTACGTACAGAAAATGGTAGACAGTACGGTCTTAATGTATTCAGTACTGCTGATGTTACAACTGTTAATCGTGCTACACGTCTTAAAATACAGAGTGATACACTTGATGAGTCTGATGGCACAGGGCACTGCCCCGGTATAGGTACTCAGGTATTTAGCATAGACTCTGGTAGTAAAACAAACTTAATATTTAGAATCAATACTTTAGGTCAGCAAGGTGTGAGCCCTAACTACAGTGCTAGTCAGAATGGCCCCGGTGGTAATAACTACAGATGTAGCTACAACAGAGAGGTTGTACTACTACACGGTGGAGAAGGTTGGACTACCGGTGACACAACTACTGTAACAATGGAAGGTTTTAACTATACCATACGTGTAGAAGATCATGAATCTACTCAAGTTAACGCTACACTTGGTAGTGCAGTTGGAGACGGTCTCGTACGTCCAGAACCTACACCCTTTGATGCTGATACAGCTGTAACTGCTGATACTATACTTGGTGGAATTGTTGCTGAATTACCGGGTGGTGTTTCAGCTAAGGTTATTGGAACTGGTATATACATTTATAGTAGTAACTCCTTTAACGTACAAGTTGTTGAAGATGATTTAATGCGAGTCATGCAAAGTTCGGTAAATGACGTACAAAACTTACCTAACCAATGTAAAAATGGTTATATAGTTAAAGTATCTAACGCCTTACGAGCAGAAGAGGATGACTACTATCTTAGATTCGACGGACAAAATAATAAAGATGGATCTGGTTCATGGTCAGAGTGTGCAAAACCAAGCATACCTAAAACTCTAACGAACATGCCTATTGTTATACAGCGTACTGCTGCTACAACATTTACAGTCAGACCTTTTACCTATCAGGATAGAAGAGTAGGAGATGAACTTACTAATCCGTTACCTAGTTTTGTAGGTAAACGTATTAACAAGGTATTATTTTTTCGTAATAGATTAGCATTTCTGTCAGGTGAAAATGTCATAACATCCAGACCGGGTACGTTAGGAACTCCTGACTTTTTTATAGAAACAGCTTTGACAGTATCAGCAGCTGACCCTATAGACATATCAGCTGCATCTATGTTCCCATCAGAGTTATTTGATGGTATAGAAACTAACACAGGTTTAGTAGTATTTAGCACAAACCAGCAATTCTTACTTGCATCTGATGATACAGTTTTAAATCCAGATACAGCTAAGTTACGTAGTATATCAACTTTTAATTATAATAAAACTATATCTCCTATATCTCTTGGTACTACCTTAGCTTATGTAGATAACTCAGGTAAGTTTAGTCGATTCAACGAAATGGCTAACGTAAGACGAGAAGGAGAGCCAAACATAGTAGAAGTAAGCAAGGTTATACCTACTTTAATTCCTAAAGATATTGATTTACTTACAAACTCTAGAGATAACTCTTTGGTTTTATTAGGTAAAACTAATTCAGATACAGTTATTGGTTATAAATACTTTCAAGTTGCAGAGAATAGGCAACAAGCATCTTGGTTTCAGTGGAAGTTTAACAACCCCTTACTATATCATTTTATTATTGATGACCAGTATTTCTTTTTAGATACTGATTACTACTTACAAAAGATACAACTTGTACAGGGTGACACAGATCCCACTGTAGTCTCAAATGATACTGAGTTTTTATTACATTTAGATAATCATACTACCTTAAATGGTGGAGTGTATAATAACTCTACAAATGTTACAACCTTTAGTGGTGTAAGTTGGTTAAGCAATATTACAACTCCAAATTATACTTTAGCTGTTATAGATAAAGAAGGTAGATTTGCTTTACCTACAGTATCAAGTACAACTTTGACACTTACAGGTGACTGGTCTAACTCATCATTACCCTCTGGTCAGGGTGCCTTTACAATAGGTTACATATATGACTACGAAATTAAATTTCCAACTTTTTACCCTACTAAGGTAGAGAATAATAAGCCAACAGCTGATGTTAACTCATCCTTAGTTCTTCATAGAGTTAAGTTACACTTTGGTAAAGTAGGGTCATATAATACAACTCTTAACCGTGTAGGTAAACTAAGCTACACAGATCAACATGAATCTACAATCGTAGATCAGACTGAAGCAGCTGATGTACCATACTTAGCTGAATTTATAAAAACCGTTCCAGTATATGAACGGAATACTAACGTAGATATTACACTTAAATCCACACACCCGTCCCCAGCTACGCTACATGCTATGTCTTGGGAAGGAGATTACTCACCCAAATTCTATCAACGTGTCTAATTACATACACCCAATAACAACTGAGGCTGCCTTACAGGTGGCCTCCAACCTACGCTCAGACGACTTCAGAGAGGTCACAGAAGGTCACGGGCTAAATCCTATGACCTTCCTACCATTCGTCGCTCGAGAGGGCTCTGCTGTGTATTTCACAGTGCCAGACGGCAAGACTGCCGGACTAGCCGGAGTAGGAGATGGGGGAGAGATCTGGATGTTATGTACACCAGAGATCGAACGCTATCCAATCACATTTGCAAGAGAAGCCAAACGGTATGTCGATAGCCGTGAAGAGCCTCTGTTGTGGAACATAGTCGACTGTAGAAATACAGTACATTTAAAATTATTAAAATTTCTAGGGTTCAAGTTTTTACGTACTGTAAATCATGGACCAAACAATTTACCATTTATAGAATTTTGCCGTGTGCATAGACGCTAACGCAGGGGCTAGAGCCGCTGCCAGACAAAGAGCTGCTGAAAAGGATTCAGTATTTAAACAGAAAGCCTTACAGTTCTTTAACAAAGAAACAACTCTTGCAAGAACCTTAAACAGAAATGTTCTTGGATATAGCCGTGATGTAAGTGACGCCTATACAAGAGCTAATAAGCTACTAGGAAGAAGTCGCAAAGCTAAAGAAAATCTTGTAGCTAAATATTATAAAAAGAAAAAAGTAAACGAAGGTGGTCGATCTAAAAGGTATGGACAAGGTGCATATCTAGATTTACTACGACAGCAAAGTCAACTTGAAAGCAGGGTAGAACAAACCTTCGGTAGAGATATGGCTTATATGCAGACACAGGCTCAACGTAAATACTTAGCTGCAAATGCTAGAGGACGTGAAGCATTAGGAATACCAGCTGCATACGGTTCACCTGTAATGATGCCTCCAACTAATTATCTTGGTGGTGCATTAAGTCTTGCAAGTACAGTTGTTGGTATAGGATCTGGTATAACAAACATTAAGAAAAACTGGTAACTATGACATCATCCTATCAAGGTCGTCAGTCAACTAACTATTTAGCGACTGATCCTGACCTAAGCGGTGCAGTCAATAAAGAAATTGACGCTGGCATCAAGGACACTCAAGCTTTCTACGATCAAATGGTAGAGCTTGAGAAGCTCCGTATTAAAAACAGAGATGACAATTTAGCAAGTCTTGAAGGTTTAGTAAAAGGTGTAGGTAACTACAAAGAAGAGATTAATGATGCTAATGAAATAAGGGATAAGTTTCAAAACACAGATGACTTATGGCTTACATCTAAAGAGCTTTTAGAGGAACAACTAAAAAATGAAGGCGATCTTAAAAAGGCACATCAAAAAGGTTTAGAACTTGCAGCAGATGCTGAAAGAGATGCAAACGATGTATCTAAATCACAAAAAGATAGAGAAGAAGCAAAAGATGTAGCACGTATACTTACAGCTGGCTCTTTTACTTATAGAGAAGATCAAGCAGACAGAGCTAATTTATCAAGAGCTAATCTTGAGCTTCCACAAATTTTTAGTCTAAGCTCTAAAGATGCTAACTTTCCGGGACTGGAAAAAACTTTACAAGATGCTGAAACATTTGATGAAGCCTATAATATGGTTAATCAGTATTCTATAGCCTATTTTCAGCAGATACAACGAGGAAGAAGATCAGCTGGTTTGAGACCATTAAGTCTAGGTGCAGTTCGTAGACATCTTTCTGAAGGTTTAATTATAGAAAGAAAGAAGTTAATTAAAGAGTGGACTACAACTCAAGACGATCTAATAAAAAAAGAAGCAGAAAGCCAAGACCTTATCGAAGTTGGTACTATGTTTAAAAACATGGAAACTATCGGTGAAGAAATGACGGGAGAAAATGGATGGATTACATCTAAAAAAGCTATACTAGAAGCTAGAGGTATGAGTCCCGGTTTAGCTAGTGAAACAGCTTTTAAAGAATATTTTGATAAAGTTGAAACTGTATTTGCTGATCCACAGGGTGGTATAGATGTTGAACAGCTACGTGATTTAATGACAAATGTCAAGTTTAAGTTTGCTGATGGTTCAGAGGGTACATTAAATTCTAAAAACGCACCAAAAGGAGCTAAGTTAGGGTATCAAAGATTACAGGGATTAGTTTTAGCATCTGATGCCGACTTAACTGACGAGTTAGATGATAAGAAATTTAAGATGCTTGACTGGGAAGATAATGAACATAAAGAACATATGTCAGAAGATAGAACTTTTGAAGAAGATCAAAGATATATTCTTGGATTTAAACAAAAGTTTAGCATAACAAAAAATGAAGAGTTACCCAACTTTATAAAAGATATGCAGACAAGCAGAGAACTTGATGATGAAGCGATTGTTACTGAAATTACTATTAGAAGAAGTAAGAACTTACCAGTAACTGAATCAATGATAATGAAAATACAAGATCCTGATACACGTGATACTCAGATGCAGTATGTCAATACTCCAGAACTAGGTGCATTTACAGCTGATGAAGCTAACGCTGTTGACGAACGTATCATTGCTATTACCAAGGAAGCTAAAGATTTAAAAGACTTAAATCAAGCTAAAACTGACCAGTATCTTGTTACCAGAGATAACGCTAAAGAATTTTACACTTCAAGATTTAAAGAACTTGTTGTCGGAGGACAGGCTAGAGCTACAGCATTTAGTACAGCAAAGCGTGAAACTTTAGATAAAATGGAAAAAGGAGACTTTGACCAAGAGACTCAGTTATACATTAATACACAAGCTACTTTAGATTTACAAGCAACAACCAACGCTATTGCTAAAGATCCTACTTTAATATATAGTACAGAAGAGTGGGCTGGCGAAAAACCTCATTTAGATATAGCTCGTGAATATATACGAACTAAAGGTCGTTCAAGGTATCCATCATACTATTTACGTTTTAACTTTATAAAAAATGCTGATGGTGCATATCTTACACCAGAAGAAATCTTTGAAACTAGAGTTAATAAAGTAAGTAAAGATAAACCACAAAAAGATGGAGTGCTACGTCCCTTACCAGAACGTACAGAATTAAAAGATAACATAGGCGATCAGAATAAGTTACTTAATAAATCTAATCCAACTAAAACTTTAGAGGTTATATCTAAACCTGAGAATCAGGAATGGATGACTAACACAGTACCAGACACAAGTGCAATCAATGCGGATTCTATTATACGTAAACTTAGATCAAATATACAACGTCAACAGGTTATAGGTGGTGTAGATGTTAGCTACAAGCAACAGACAACTATCTCAGACGAAGACAATGCACAACTACTTGAAGCTGTACCTGAGCTAAAAGATACACCATTTTTACATTTCAATAATTTGTCACCAGCAGCGGCTAAGGCACTGTTACAAATGACACCAATTAAATAATACTAAGGTATACATATGGATGATCTTAATTTAGAAATAGATCAACAGGCAGCTGATTATATTACAGATCAAGTAGATCAGCTTGCTGACACAATTCAAGAAGACGAAGCAGCTAAGGCTCAAGTCGCAAAACAAGAGCAGGCAACTGAAGCACAAGCTCTTGCTACACAAAACGATCCACGAGATGCCGAGAAGTGGGGATTTAAAGCATTAGCAAAAGAAGGACAGTCGATTTTATCTGGTGGATTACAAGACACCGTTTCATCTACTACTACATTTGCTGAGAGAACTAAAGAAGCATTGGACGGCACAATGCAGAAAGAGATCGAAGAACAAGGTTACTACAAACCTGACTGGGATCCATTTGTAAATCAAGATAATCCTATCGAAACAAAAACATGGTGGGGTAAGCAACTACGGGGGCTTGTACATTTTGGATCTATGGCAGCTGGGACAGTAGTAGCCGCAAAAGGCATAGCAGCTACTGGTGTTCCAGTATTAGCTGCTGGTGCTACAAAGCTACTTGGTGCAAGCAGTGTAGTCAGAGCTATGGGAGTTGGAGCTGCATCTGATCTTATATCTAAAGAGTCCGATGGCATGAACGCTATGGGTGCTTTACGTGACAGATATGGATGGTTTGATACTCCACTAGCTACAAGAGATACTGATTCTCCTGTAGTAATGAAGATAAAAAACATTGTAGAGGGAATGGGTATAGGCTTATTCTTTGACGGTGCAGCTTATCTTTTAGGTAAAGGATCAAAAAAAGTATTAAAACAAATAACAGACAGAAACGAGAGCGTAGCTAAACAAAGTACAGAAGCTGCTGTTGCACAGATACGTGAAGGAGAAATCCAGTTTCGTGCAGATAAAAACTCTCCAGTATCTCAACCACATCAAGGTGCTCACACATCTGAGGTAGATCCTGATGTAGCACGTAATCAGCTATCCCGTACACGTAAAGAATGGGGTCAAGAAGAAGGGTCTACGGGCTCTGTAACTAGACCATTAGAACGTGAACGTATAGCAGAGAAAGGTGGTACAGATGAAGCACAAGTTGAACGTATTTTACGTGGATTAATAAGTAGTGAAAAGTTTGCAAAAGAACTTAAGGCTGCAAAAGGAGATAGAGTTAAACTTGCTAGAACTTTTAAAGAAGCTGTAGAGGGTCATCAATCAATTACACAGGGTAGAAACGCTGTAGAAATGACTCCAAACGAGTACTTAAAAGAACTAATAGAAGCTAGACCTGACGTTGTAGATGGTGTAGAAATATTTACATCTAAGAATGTTGTAATAACTGACTTAGTTGTAGGGTCATTACTTAAACAGTTACGAGATACTGGCATAGCTGGTAGAGAAATAGCTGATTTAGTAAGCCTTGATGACATAGATGGACCGGCTAAACAGATTGTTGATACTATGTTAACTGCATTATATCATACAAAGAAAGCTAGGTTTATTAAATCTGATTCATTTAGAAATCTACAGGCTGGTAAACAGAGAGTTTCTGCCATAGAAGATGCAGTTCAAGCAGATATGGTAGATGCAAAAGATTCTATTTTATCAGTATTAAAGATAGCTAAAGAGGACGCTAGTGATGATTTACTAAATGCGTTGTTTGAAGCGTTTTCTATGATGAAAGATGTTAACTCATTAGATGATTTTGACAACTTTGCACGTAAAGTTATACTTGGAGGTCAACTAGATCCTAAAGGACCAGACCGTACAGGTACAATGATACGTGAGCTTGAAGGTGTAATGACTCATAGCATACTGTCTGGACCTAAAACTCCAGCTCGAGCTATTATGGGTACATCTATTGCAACACTTTCACGTCCTTTAGCTACAACATTAGGAGCTACATTACGTTACCCATTTAAACAAGATAGTGCTACCATACGTGCAGGGCTTGCGTCCATGAACGCTATGATAGAAGCTATACCAGAATCATTTGACTTATTTAGGTCTAGATTAAACTCTTATTGGAAAGGTGATATATCTTCTATTAAGACACGTTTCTCTGAGTTTACTCGTGGTGACGAAAACTGGGAACTAATACGTAGATGGGCAGAAGATAGTGGTAGAGCTAATTTTGGTGAACGTGCTGCATTTGGTATAGCAAACATGGCTAGATCCATGAACAATAGTAATTTTCTTACTTACTCAACTAAGCTTATGGCTGCAACTGATGATGCTTTTGCATATATCATAGGTCGTGCTAAGATGCGTGAGAAGGCTATGCGTAATGTTCTAGATTTACAGTCAGGGGACGGTATAAAATTACCTGAAATAACTCCTGAAGTTATGCGTGCGTATGAAGATGATTTCTATGCACAGGTATTTGACTCAAATGGTAACATTGTTGACGAAGCTACAAAGTTTGCACGTAAAGAAGTAACACTTACACAGGAACTCACAGGCTTTGCAAAAGGTCTTAACGATGTATTTAGTGCTGCTCCTTGGGCTAGACCTTTCTTTCTATTTGCTAGAACTGGTGTTAATGGACTTGCATTAACTGCTAAACATACACCCGGTCTTAACTTCTTTGTTAAAGAGTTTAATGATATAGCATTTGCTACACCTAGTAATCTTAAGAATGTAGAGCGTTATGGAATAACTAATGCAGTTGAACTAGCTAATGCAAAAGCGTTACAAACTGGTAGATTTGCAATGGGATCTGCTCTTGTATTTATGGCTACACAGGCATGGATGCGTGGAGATCTTACAGGTAATGGACCAGCTGACAGGCAGAAAAGACAGTTATGGTTAGATGCTAAGTATGAACCAAGAACTATTAAGATAGGTGCAGTTCGTGTTGGTTACGACCAGTTTGAACCATTTAATCTTATTATGTCGACAATAGCTGACGTTGGTGATGCTAGTTTACTTATGGGTGAAGAGTGGACAGAAAAAGAATTACAGAAAATATCATTAGTAGTAGCACAAGCCTTTACAGCTAAGTCATATCTTGCTGGTATGCAGTCGTTTGTAGATTTATTTGGTGGTAGACCCGGCCAAGGAGAAAGAATCTTAGCATCATTAGCTAATAACTCTCTACCTCTTGCTGGTTTACGTAATGAATTAGGTAAACTATTTATACCATACATGCGTGAGATAGGGTCTGGTATTGATCAATCTCTCCGAAACCGTAACTTATATGCTGAAGCGTTACCCGGTGAAGATGTACCAATTAAATATGATATGTTAAATGGTAAACCGATTAACGATTGGGACTTTTTAACTAGAGCTTATAATACTTTTAGTCCTATAAGTTTAAACTTAGACCAAGGTGTTGGTAGACAATTCTTGTTTAACAGTGGATATGATCTAAGACTTTCAACTTACTATGCACCTGACAGTACAAACTTAACTGACAGCCCAGCTATTCGATCTAAATTTCAAAAAGCTTTAGGTAATTTAAACTTAGAACGTGAGCTAGATAAGCTAGCTAAAGATCCAAGAGCACTTGCATCCTTAGAACAAATGAGAAAGGATATACGTGATGGTAAACGTGCACAATATGATGCAAGAAACTACTGGCATAATGGTAAAATAGATCAAATTTTTCAGAAAGCTCGTCGTAAAGCATGGGCATCAATTATGCAAACACCAGACGTTGCAGAGTTAATATCAGAACAGAAAGAAGCTAAACGTCAAAAGCTACTAAAAAGAAAACAAACTACAGACATTTTAAATATAAATAAATAATGGCTACAACTACAAAGGAATATACAGGGGATGGTTCTAAAGGTGTAGCCGGTGGTGCACAACTAACCTTCCCTTTTCCCTATCTAAAAACTGAAGACATAAAAGTATCTCTCGATGGGACGATACTTGCAACAACTAAATACACATTTCCAACAGCAACCTCCATCCAGTTTAATGCTCTTGGAAGCTCACCATCTGCATTTGAAACATTAAAACAAGAGACTAACGGAGCTCCTAAAACTGGTGTTACTATATTAATATTTAGAAAAACAGGTATGGACTCGCCTCAGGCTGTCTATGCTACAGGCTCATCAGTGAGAGCTACTGATCTAAATAATAACCAAGACCAGTCTTTATTCTTTGCACAAGAAGCGTCAGACATAGCAAACCCCCTTATATCTTTGCTACAGACATTCAAAGCAAATACCACCACTAAAGTCGATCAATCTCTTGTATACTATGATGCAGCGACATCAGAGTTCAAAGCAGATTCAACAACAACTAAATCAACAATTGTGGACGGAGGTTCCTTTTAAAAATGGCTCAATTAAGAATAAAAAGATCTACTGGGTCAACAGCACCTAGTAGTTCAGCTTTAGCAAACGCTGAATTAGCGTTTACAGAAGGTGATGATATACTATATTATGGAGAAGGTACAAGTGGTAGTAATGCTGCATCAGTAATTAAAATTGGTGGATCTGGTGCTTTCTGTGATTTAACAACAGCACAAACTCTAGCTGGTAACAAAACATTTAGTAATGATGTTACTATTACAGGTAACTTAATAGTTAACGGTACAACTACTACAGTTAATACTACAAACACAACTGTAAGTGATCCTTTAATGGAACTTAATAGCGGTGCTAGTTCTAACGCTAACGACTGTGGAATCCTTATTGAAAGAGGTTCAACTGGTGATAATGCTTTTATAGGTTTTGACGAAAGTACTGATAAGTTTACTGTAGGTACAACAACAGATACAGCTAGTTCAACTGGTAATTTAAACCTTACAACAGGTACATTAGTTGCGTCATTAGAAGGTAATGCAACTACTGCTACTACATTACAAACCGCAAGAGATATAGGTGGTGTAAGTTTTAATGGATCATCTAGTATAAATCTTCCCGGTGTAAATCTATCTGGAAACCAGAATACATCTGGTAATGCTGCAACTGCTACAATACTAGCAAACACTAGAACTATAGGTGGAGTATCATTTAATGGTTCTGCAAACATAAACCTTCCCGGTGTAAATACATCTGGTACTCAGAACACTTCTGGTAATGCAGCTACAGCTACAACTGCTGCAACAGCTACAAATGTTACAGGCACTGCACATGGTGGTTCTAGTGAAACTGTTTATATAACTTTTATAGATGGACAAACTGGTTCACAAGGTATTGAATCACATAGTAATTTAAGTTATAATCCATCTACTGGTGTACTCTCAGTTGGACAGATCGACGGGGGCACGTTTTAAATGGCTACCAAACTACTACATAAAAGAGGTACAAGTGATCCTACTACCTCTGATCTTGATGTAGGTGAGATTGGTATTAATACTACTGATGGTGGGATCTTTACAAAAACCTCTGGCGGCTCGATTGTCGAAGCTGGCGGAGGAGGAGGAGGTGGCGGTGGTGTTACCTCTGACTCTGATGGAAACACAGTTGCTGGAACTAATGCTGGTGATAATTTTACAAGTGGTCAGGCTTTAGGTAATACTTGTTTCGGATATGATTCTGGAACTGATATTAATACCGGTGACAAAAATAGTTTCTTTGGATATCAAGCTGGTGCAAACGCTACAGATGCTAAACAATGTGTCGCTGTAGGATATCAAGCTTTGCATAGTGTTGGATCCAGTAGAAGTTTCCAAACTGCTGTCGGTTATCAAGCACTATATCAAAACGCTCACGGACAAGAATGTACAGCTGTTGGTTTTAAAGCATTATATAGTAATAGTTCTGGAGACGATCAGTGTGCTTTTGGAGTTTACTCTCTAACAAACTCTAACGGAGCTAATAATAGTGCATTTGGCTACAAGTCACTTATGGATGTATCCAGTGGTACTGAAAACTCTGCTTTTGGAAGTTTAGCGTTAGAAAATAATACTTCAAACGGTAACACTGCTGTTGGGTATAAAGCTTTAACTACAAACACAACCGGTAGCTGGAACACAGCAGTCGGTCATGAGGCACTTCAGAATAACACAGGTGCGACTAGCTGTACTGCTGTAGGTGTCGAAGCATTAAAAAGAAATACAACTGGTGAAGCTAATGTAGCTTTAGGTGCTTATGCTTTAAACTACAACATTTCTTCAAGCAATAATGTTGCTGTAGGAGAAATGAGTTTATATAATAGCACAGGTACTGCTAACGTTGCTATGGGTCATCAAGCTGGTTATACCCAAACAAGTGGTACCAGAAATGTATTTATAGGTTTTGAGGCTGGACACGATAATACAACGGCAGATGACAATACTGCTGTTGGCTATCAAGCTTTAGATAAATGTACATTCGGTACAAAAAATGTTGCTATTGGATCACAGGCTTTACAAGGAATCATAGATAAAAACGGCAATACAGCTGTAGGTTATGAAGCCGGTAAACCTCATACAGGTCACAACAACACACTTATAGGTTATCAAGCTGGTGCAACAGCTAACTCTGGTGATAATAATATTGTTATTGGAAAAGAAGCTTACACTTCAACAACGTCTGTATCTAACGAAATTACTTTAGGAAACGGCAACCACACTAAGTTTAGAGTTCCCGGGACTGACCTAGAATCATCCGCTGGTGTACTGGATATTAAGAATAGCGGAACAGCATCTGAAATGCGTTTATATTGTGAGTCTAGTAATGCTCATTATGCAGCTCTTAAATCGCCTGCACACTCTTCTTTTTCTGGTAACTTAACTTTTACTATACCATCAGCTTATGGTACTAACGGACAGATTTTACAAAGTAATGGATCAGGTGGCACTTCATGGACTACTCCAACTGGAGGTACATCTTACTCAGCTAGCTCTGGATTAACTTTATCAGGTACAGCTTTCTCAGTTGCTTACGGCGGCTCATCATCTAACGAAGTTAGAAAAATTACCACATCTACATCAGCTCCTTCTGGCGGCAGTGATGGAGATATATGGGTTAAATATACTTAAAAATTATGACAACAATTAAATACGTTGATTATGAGGGACAAGCTGGAACTGGTGACGGATCTTCATATGCAAATAGAGCCGGAGACATACAATCTTTAGGTTCTCATACTATGTATGCTACAGGAGACTATGAGATAAGAGTAGCAAAAGGACATACAACAAACTTAGGAAACGGAAAAGTACAGAAAAGAGGATGGTATAATTACTGTGGATACGATAACTGTAGCTTAAGTAGTAGTAATAGTTACTGGGTTTTTAGTACAACTAAAGGTGGTACAGGTTTTAGAGTATCTAACTTTAGCGGAGATGCTGGTATAGTAACTGGATCATTTGTTGAAATAGTTGGTAACAAATGGTACTATAACTCAGGATTGGGTACAGGTTTCGGAGATGGCTCAGGTAACCAACAAATGGGAAATTTACTTGGACTAAATGGTTTATGGAAAGTTACTGTAAATAGTGGTTATGCTTATTTAGATGAGTATACAGGTATGTTTAATAAAGCACAATCTGATGGTTGGAGTACGTGCTACAAGGCAGACGGAACTCAAATTAATCCTATTGGTTCTACATCTAATTATGGTAAGTTTAGTGATGTTTCTGGAGCAGTCGTTGAGATGGCTTCCGCTTTACCTATAAAAGAAATTTGTAGTACATCTTCTGACACAAATAGACCAAACTGGACACAGGATAACAGTAACATAACTGTTTATGATTACTGGGATCAGTGGCAGACTTGGAGTAGTAACACAAGATCGTGTAAACCTCCCGGTATGGATTGGTGGGAAATTAATAGTAGTGCACCTACTGGAAGTACTCTTTGCCATTATGAGTTACCCGGTGGAGCTATGGATTTAAGTGCTTATCAAGGTATAACACTTGAATTAACTCTACGTAACCAATATAATTCAAATATCGTACAACCGCCTAATGCTACAACAAACGGTAAACTATCGCTTAATTTATGTACTGATACTGCTGGTCAGACTGTTGCTCATAAAATACCTTTAGACTTTAGATATTTTAATAAGTCTTATAGTAGAGGTCATATGACTTTAGATCTTGGGACTAATCTAAATGCTGCTATTAAATCAGTATCAATAATTCAAGATCATAGTACAAATCAAACCTTCCAGTTTGGTATATGTAATGTATGTGCTTTTAAAACTAGCACCACTCAGCGTTTAGATCATACTTATGTTATTGGTCTTAAGACTACTGCTGACCCAGAGTGGTGGGGTATTAAATACTTTGACGAAAAGCATAACGCTATTAGGTTAATTACTAACCCAGATTATTTTTACGAAAATTATGATGAATTTGGGTATTATGGTGGACCTCACTCTTGTAAATGGAGTGCAATACAAAACGCAGTAACTGTTTATGCAGAAAAAACATATCCATTTGGTGTCTATCATACTGATTCTACTTATGTAGGTAGTAATGAGAGCACTCTTGGTTCTGGTAATTATTATATAAGGCCAGACTCTTTTGGATCTGGAACAGCATCTAACCCAAATAAAATTTCTGGTGGTTGGAATCGTACCGATATGTCAAGTAAAGTAACGGGCGACCTTACACATTTCTTACATCCCGGACCGTCTCAATATGCGGGAGTACGTTATAACAGTTATAGTAGTTCTAATGGTAGATATATTGATTGGGAAGATCTAAGTTTTCATAAAATGAGAATTGAGTTTTTTGGGTACTATTTAAAGCTAAAAAATATTTATTGCAACTTATCTTACCAAGCCACCTTCTTAGGAAGATATCCTAGAGGCTGCGGAATACGGCAGCAAAGTTTCCGTAGGCGAGGAAGCAGTACTGTAATGTCTGGCAATGAGTCCGATTCGGCTGAAAGAGCTGCAGTACCGGCAGCTGATAATTATTACTATGAGTGGGGTTGGTGTGGTAACGATCATCATTCGTTTGGCTATGGTGGTAACGGATTAGTATGGAGCATTGTAGATGTTCAATGTATGCCTCAATACATTAGATTCCAAGGCGATAGTAATATGTCAAATGCCTATAGAGATGCGAGAGATAACATAACTATAAACATGTTAGTATCAGGTAATAGCCCAAAATCTACTATGCAGTTAAACTTTGAATACTGCAAAGGGTTTCTTATTAAAGATTGGCATACAATTAATAACAATATGCAAATCGGTAACAAGGCACATGTTACTATTGAAGATATGAGCTATGTGGCTCAAGCAGATAACGGTGTAGATCAATTCTGGGGATCATATTATACTCCAGACAACTGTCTTCAATGGAACAGTCCTAATATTAAATTATTAGGTGGAACGTCTGATTCAAGAATATACTTCTATGAAGATGCAAAAGTTAAAGGCTTTACCTATACAGGAACTCAAGAACATCATTTAACAAATGAGAAGCTAGAAGTTATGTTAGCTAACCAAAATGGTATTGCTGGTAATGGTAAGTACATGAAGTATTACTGGAATATTACACCGTCAAGTACTATAAGACATAGTAACTCAGGACTTGCATGGAAACTAGCACAAACAAGCACAAGTGCTGTTCCTATATATGAGATAGCAAAAGTAGCTGTTGCTGGTAGTGGAACTGTAACCGTGAAGTTATGGGTATATAGAACTGTATCTGGTACTAATACATATGCTTTATTAAGGATTCCAGAAGACGATATTATTGGAGTAACTCTATCTGAAATGAACAGTACTAACGGTGCAGCTAATACATGGACTGAACTTACAGTAACTGCTACACCAACTGCTGCTGGAATTATGCCTGTTGAAATTGAACTGGTCGATACTACAGGTAGTGGTTTCTTTTACTTTGATGACTTAACTATTACCCAAACATAATTATGAAGTACGTAACTACACACAGAGATACAAATATTGCCGGTCAAGTTGTGTATCATATGCAGCTAGATGCTACAAGAGGTTGTATATTAACTTATAATGAACCACAAACTCAAGCAGTATTAGATAAAGACTGTGACCAATATCTTGCTTATGAAAATGCTAACGCAGCAAAGCAAGCACTAATAGATAAAGCTATAGCACAAGCTTTTTGGACTGAAGACGAGAGGAAACATTTAAGTGAGTAATACCGTTTACGTTAATGTAAATGGTGTCTGGAAACAAGCTACTGATTACTACGTAAACGTAAATGGAACTTGGAAAACTGGTACAGTATTCTCCGCAAATGTATCTGGAACTTGGAAAGGGGCTACAGCAGCTCCTCCCTCTGGGGTTTCACTTCCAGATTATTTAGATCTAGCCAGTTTAGATTATGCTGAATTTGGTTGTTTACCTATTGTAGATGTTGCAGCTAAAAGTGGGCTTAACACTAACACTTTAGATTATGCCTACTTTGGGGTCAAACCTGTCTGGGCACTACCATCTAGCTTTGTTTATCAGCCACCATCAGGTGGGGGAGGAGGAAGTACCCCTACAAATGTTTTACCAAAATACAATTCGTCTAATATAACTTTAGATGATTTTATAGAGTTTCAATGTAAACCTTTGGTTCATATTCCAGCAAACTCTACCATAAGCACACTACCTTTACAATACGCTGAGTATACTTGTAAACCTTTTGCTAGTAATGATAATAGCTATACTTATACAGCTCCAACGTCAAACTATGGTGCTGTTACAGGTTTAAGTGGTTATCATCCTTATGGATATGCTGCCGGACAGTTACTACATCTTAACGGTATTGCATATAAAGTTGTTGCCGGAAGAGATTTAGATACTTATATTATAGGTAATCACGCTTATCCAATTAGTAATAACTATACAGGAAATGGAACTGGTTTAAAAATAGAAGTAACACACAATGGTTCTAGTGGTGCACTTCAAGATAATACTACCAGCCCTCCTACTTATGACGGAGGTGTTTTAATTAAAGACGGTGGAGGAGGTTATGTTGTAGGAGATCATGTTAAGATCAAACATAATGTTCAGAATAAGATTTTCTGGTATAATTCGGGTAACTTAACTACAGCTAATTCTACTAGAGCTGCTGTAGCCGGTAATACTTATACTGTATATATTACTCCAGCTATGACCAGTGGAAATGGTTATGGTCAAACTTATTATTTAACAGTAAAAACAGATGGAAGTATTGACACTTCTACTATTTACGGGTCTGGATCCTTTGATTATGATAATTTAGGTCAAGATTATGCGATAAATGAGACTGTAACAATTCCAGATTCTTTGGTAGGAAACACTGGAGCACCCGATTTAACCTTAAGTATTCAAGATATCGTCGATGACGGTTGGGAAGCAATAAGAACAGTAACCTCAGTTACGTCTGCACCAACACCGCCTGCCTCTATTCTTCCAGACTCCGATAGTTCTGGAACATTAGATATTGCAGAATTTTCTGTAAAGCCACAAGCTTTTATGACCGCAAAAAGCACAATAGATTCTAGTACTCTCGACTATGCAGAGTATCAAGTTTTACCAATGTATACACAACCTTATTAACCACCCTATGGAAATTTTAACACCCTTTAGCTATCTTTTTGGTTCACAAGTTTTAAAAGAAGATTTTTCTGAATTAGATAAATCTACAGATTATCAGTATGGTAACAGCCAAGCAGAGATAATTCAAAATGTAGACAATTATAGAATTTTAGAAAAGTATCCAAAGTATAAAATAATACTAACTGCTCAGTTTAAGTACTTCATAAAGAAGACTATGAACTACCCAACTGTTGATTGGCAAATATCAACTTCTTGGATAACTTGTTTAAACAAAGGTGATAGAGTGCATTTCCATAATCACAAAAACTGTTTATGGAGCTGCGTTCTTTACTTTGGTGAATACGGTGACGACGCTGCTCACTTAGCTTTTAGAAATCCTATATCTGAACGAGAACATTTTTTACTCGGTAAAGATAAAGGTACACCTATGACTCAGGATATAGCAATAAAACCAGAACACAATTTACTTGTGATTTTCCCAAGTTCTATAAATCATTATTCTATGGTTAATAATGAAGACGGAAGAAAATCATTAGCATTTAACATGGTACCTGTAGGAAAATATGGAAGCGGAGATTCTTCTTATAATCCATCATGGTTCCATCAATAGACTTACCACCGGCTATGGAGATAGAGACTATATCCATACCGTTACCTAGAGCTGACGTGCCTTACTATATTCCTATGGTTGTACCTCCTAGTGATCTACGAGATCCAGAAGGTGCTAAACCTGTAGAGACTAAAGAGGTTCCTCCGGCTCCTAGGCTAAACTTACCACCCTTACCCCCTATTCCTATACCCTCGTCTGAAGTACTTGTTACAGCGGCAGCAGCGGCTGTTACAGCGGTAGCTGCTACAACTCTTACTCAGCCGATTATAGAAAACATTAAGAAGAAATTACAGAAGTTCCTACAAGGTAAAATAAATAAATGGAAACAAAACCGCCAGAAAAAAAAGGAATCTTCACCAAGCTCAAAGAAAACGTAGATGACCATGATGAACAGATGGCAGTACTAGGTGCAGCAGTGCGTCTAGGTGTAGTTATCTGGTCAGGGTTTATTATTACATTAAACTATGTTGAGCTGCCAATGGTAAAGAAGTCATCTGCATCAGCAGACATCACTTTCGTAGCTTCGATCTTTACTGGAGCCCTAGCAACATTTGGGCTTTCTACTGGTAATGGTAAGAAGAACGGAGAGAAGAAAGAATTACCCAAACCAAAATAATGAAAAAATGGATTCTTCTCTTAGCATTGTTGTCACCCACAATAGCGAGAGCAAATACTGTAACACCAGCCTTCACAACAGGCTCAATGCAGTCAACGACAACAACACAACAAACAATAACGGAAACAATCGAGCACGACATCAAGGGCTCGGCCTCTTCATCTTGGAGTGGTACAAATATTACCGTGACTGGCAGCATAGGAGCAGACAACGCAACTTATGCACCAACAGCCAATGCAGCGGACTGGGATCTACAGATCACAACCAGAGAAGCAGGCACAATCGAAACAATCTCAATCGAAAGAGAAATCGAAACAGACAGTACTACCTCATCTTACTCTATCTTCTCTCAATAGGTACACCTGTACTTGCTGAAGGAGATGATAACAACGTGAGTAATCCTGTAGCTGCTGCTACGGGTAACGTAACTAACCAAGCTGTACAGTTCCAAAACAACGGAGCACAAAGTAGGCAGTACATGGGTCCAAATATAAGCTGTAATGGCAGTACAATGACATTTCAGCCTTTTTATATGGGCAACCATACAAAGCCACTTGATGAATTTATGCAGCCTAGTAGTTATACCTTAGCAGAAAACTGGGGGTTCCAGATTAACTTTATGGTTCCACTAGATAAGAAAGGATACGCACAGTGTAAGAATATAGCTAAACGCTACGAAGAAAAACTAAGGCTTGAGTATGAACTTACAAGAGCCCATAAATGTGCGGACTTAATGAAGAAAGGCTTTCAGATACGACCTAATACAGATATGTCTATCATGTGTCAGGATATTGTACCTATAGTCAAAGTTAAACCGCCTAAAAAAGAAAAGAAATTTGGATTATTTTAAATGAGTTCACTAACACTACAATGGGAAGCCGAAGAAAAGGCTAAGAAAACAAAAGCTGCTAAAAGAAAGAAAGCAGCTGCTAAAAAAGACACCGCAGATCTAGACACACCATCACTATGATAACATTAGTAAAACCAATCTTATTTGCCTTTATAAAAACTACAGCAGTTAAAGAACTGATAGTAAAATTATTAGAGGCATATGCAAAATCTACAGATAATACTGTTGATGACAAGCTAGTTGAGCTAGTTAAGAAAAACTTATTAGGAGATTAATGGACGAGCTAAAGAAACTACCTAGAAAAGCGACAGAAGAAACCTTTAATGAGCTACACTATCTTGTTACAGAGGACTTTCTACATAGAATAAAGAGTGGAGAAGCGACTACACAAGATTTAAAAGCAGCATGTGACTGGTTAAAAACCAATGACATAACAGGTGTTGCCTACGATGGTAGTCCTTTAGACAAACTCAATAAACTTCTACCTACCGTTGACCCTTCACTCGTTAAGAGGAAAGTATATGGCAAAAACTTCTGAATACTACAAGAAGAATCCAAAAGCTGCCGCTAAAAGGCGTAAGCAGCAGAAAAAATACAACAAAACTAAGAAAGGTCTGGAGATTAGAGTTAATGCAAACAAACTTAATAGAAAACTTGGCACATATGGCAACCGTGACGGGTTGGATGCCGCCCATTATAAGGGCAGTAAAACCAAGGGCAGAAAACAAAAGCCCTCTATTAACAGACGTAGCAGACTCAAAATCAACAAATGACCCCATTACTACCAAACCCTGATCACTATTTACACAATTTAATAACCATGACAAGTTCAGATTCTAAACGGCTCTGGAGAAGAGCCATCAAAGAGCACTTCAACTGTACATGTGTTTATTGCGGAGAAACTTATGATTTACAAAAACTCACCATTGACCACGTACGTCCAAAATGTAGGGGCGGAGAAGATGTGGCAACAAATGTTGTACCGTCGTGTAGAAAATGCAATCAGGAAAAAGGTAGTAAAAACTGGAGGGACTGGATGAGGTCGACATTTGGTATCACTGATCGAGAACAAACTATTCTATCACATATAAGATGAGTAAAAAAGATGATGAAATTAACAGGCAACTGATTTTTAACAGTGGTGGAGCTAATCCAGAAGATTATTTAACGCCAAAACAATTACAAAGGTATCAAGACAATCCAGACAAGTTTATTGACATAGACGTAGATCTTGCGATGAACAAAGAAGAAGAGCTAGCCGCAGAGTATAATGAACGTAAACTAAAAGAAGAGGTTGAGCGTTACGAAGCTCAGAATCAAGAAGCTTACGATAAAGAAGTATCAGGTGAAAACTTTTTAAAAGATAGAGCTGAAGAAAACGAAGAAGATGAACCTGATGCCGGTGATATAGCAAAAGGTGTGAGTTTTGAAATAGCTGCCGGTTTAGCTACAGATAAATTGACTGCTGGTCTTCTTAACCCGTTATTCGGTCCAACAGGTATTGCTCTTTATGGTTTAGCTAACTTTGCTTCTGGTTCAATTGCTAACATAATTGCACAGAGACTTAGAGGAGATACAAGTTTTAGTTTAGGCGAAGTACTTAGCTCAGGAGCTGTTGGTATTATACCGGGAACTCAACTAAAAGCTGGAAAAGCTTTTCAAGGTGTAAAAACTGGACTGGGTAAAGCAGGCAGTTTAAAAAGAGCTGCTATCTCAGGCGGTTTGACTGGTGTGGGTGCTGAACAGATACGTGTTGGTATAGATGAAGGTAGATTTTTAACAGCTCAAGAAGCACTTTTAGGTGGAGCTGTTGGTGGTACAGTTAGTGCTGGTATGCAAAAAATATTGGATGCTGGTACAGTTGGGCTTCAAAACTATGCTAAAAATTTAAAACCTATAGAAGTATTTGCCTCAAAAGATTTCCCAGATGATCTAAATTTACCAATAGGTGATGCTCAGTTTAAATTAAAACCAGAAACACCATTTTACAGGACTTTAACTCCAGAAGCTCAAAAAAACTTAAGAAAGTTTGCACGAACTAACTTAAATAAAGATAGTTGGGAAGACTTAGGATTAGCTGCAAAGTACGAAGGTACTTACGATCAAGGCGATTGGGATAGGTACTTACAAACAGTATTAGATCAACAGGATCAGACTCAGTTTATAATACGAATGATGAACAAAATTTATACAGAGCAAGAGTTAAAAACTGGAGATCTGGATGAGTTTGGAGTTCGTTTAGCTGATATGTTTAGATTACCAGAACCAGTAGATAAAGCTGGACTACAAAAAATTATACGTAATGAAGGTGGTATTATTTATCTTAGAACACCAAGAATGAGAAGAAATAAAATACCAGCTCTTGAAGTAACTAATTTAGAAGAGCTACAAACAGCTATTGAAGATAGACTTGCTGATATAGCAACTGATCCTTACTTTGAGTATGGTCATATACGAGCAGTATTAAATATACTACAGGATAATGATGCTATAAATAATGCTAACTTTTTAGGTAACTTTCAAGCAGAACCTACAAGAAGTATTGTCAGAAGTTTGTTTAGAGGAAAAGGTTTAGACGAACTTCTTGATGGTCCAATCGACTCAGTTGTAGAAGAATTTGGTAATAGAGCAACAAAAGCTGCTGCTGATTTAGATGTAAACGTAAATAGAGTAGAAGGCACAGCCTCAAATCTTGAAGAGTCGTTCTTAAATTACATGAAACCTGAGCTTGATGTAGCAAATGCTGTACCAGTTCAGCTTAGACAACGTTTAGTTGATGATTATGTAGCACAAGTTGCTGAAGAGGGTGATGATTTAGCAGCTTACGGTATAAACTTAAATGATCCAGAAACACCATTTAATATAGATGGTATAAACTTAGCTGTATTTAAAGATGTTTTATCAAAGTATAAGTCTGGTGGTGTAAGTTTACTACAAATGTTACAAGTTGACGAGTATGTAAAACTTCTTAGACAATTTCCAGAAATGATTGAAGAGATTTTAATAACTAGACCCGGTCAATCTGCTGATTTTGGAATTAACTATCTTTCTAATCAAAAGATGACAACAGAACAGAAAAGTTTATTAGCTAGCTTAAGAAAAAAAGTTGACTCTTTATCCCCACTTAAAACGAAATCTAAAACAATTAAAAAAAAAGAAACAGAAAGTGGTAAGTTTGCAGATCCGTTTAGAAAGAAAACAAAACCAAAGAAAAAATTTAATAAGAAAGATGATGACAATAATAACCCACCAGTAACAGGGAGTAAACCTAAGAAATGACCGAAAAAAATTCTCTAGCCCTATTACAGCAAGACTTCAAGTTATTCTTGCAAGCATTGTGGCATGAATTACATCTTCCACCTCCTACGAGGGCTCAATATGCGATTGCAGATTACTTGCAGACTGGTCCCAAGCG